ATGAAAGCGGAGGACTTCCACCGCCGACAGTACAACCTAAACCTTGCGGCTCACCCAGATTGCCGTGACCCTGACCATGTTGGTTGTGAACTTTGCGAGGAGGAAGATGATGACTTTTAAAGAAGTATGCCAAGCCACCATAGTTGGACTGATTGTGTCCTCACCATTTATTTTCGAGATCGTTAAGGAGTTGATGAAATGACTACATTCAAGCAAGAACTTGAAGAACTGGTAAACCGCATTGCGCCATCTAAAGACATTGCTGTCAGCTTGATGTCCCGTGATGGCATGATCCAGCTCATCACCAAGGTGGCTGATGATGCTGCTTTGATCGGGTGGGCAAAGGGTGAGTCCATGAGCCGCAAGCGCCTGGACAAGAAAGTCATCAATCTTGAGCAGGAGGTGGAGATTTTGAAAGACAGAATCAAAGACCTTGAGCTTGAACTGATCGCCTTGTCAAAGTGAAAGTCTGGAATGCCATCATGATTACAGTGCTTTGTGCATTGGCATTGATGTATTTTGATTCAACAGAAAAGGAAAAACCAAATGATAGAAACAGTACTTTACGTCTTCTTAGCAGGGATTTTCGGTTCAATATTGGGAATATCAGTGTGTATCGGGTTTGCGTTGCACCTAGTAAATCGGGAAGAAGAATAGTGAAATGCCCTGTTTGTGACCAGTGGGTTAGTGTTCTTGAGACAAGAGCTAGAGGCGACAACGAGACATATAGGCGCTATCGTTGCGCCAATGAACACCGATTCACTACCAAGGAACGAGTTGAACGAATCATTCTTGTGACCCAAAGGAAGAAAAATGACCGAATCATTGAACCGAAAGCGCCAGATTGAGGAACTCAAACTTATTGATATTGAGTCACTCAACCCATACAGGAACATGGTAATTGACGAAATAGCCGATGCTGTTTTGAGAATGCAAGGGTTTGGCAAAGATACACTTGACAGCTTTGCTGTCTACATCAGGGGATTGAAATGAAACCATATGGGTATTTATGGACAAAGGACAAGCATGAACCAAAGTTCTTTTGGACAGAGGGTCTAGCAAAGGATGTCCAGAAGCAGTTTGGCGGTGAAATTGTGGCGGTTTTTAGGGGTAGACAATGAACGAACCAAAATCAGCATTTGACTTCTCTGGCGCATCTATCTGGACAAGAGACAAGAAGCTAGGCCAAATCAACATCGGCAAGATTAACGGCGCAAAGAACCGTGAAAAGATGCGATTCAAAGAGATACCAAGCCACCAGAAACTTAAACTGAAGTCAAAAAATGGAAAAAGTTAAATCAGCATTTGAGTCTATTCACGAGCCAAGTCTGTGGCAGACAGACAAGAGAGCCAAACGTCAAAACAAGGCCATCAATGCTGCCGCTACAGAGTTGCGGAATCGGGGATTGACAAAGCGTGAGAACTTCACCACTTATAGCAAAGCCAGACCAAAGTAAGACAAAAGCTATAACTTGCAACTGTCATAGAAATCCAATAGGATTTGTTTGCAGCATGGGGCTGCACAAAATTTAAGGGGATTGAAATGTTTAAGTTGGAAATTAACATCGCCGATTACGATTGGATTGATGGCGAAAAAGTGGTTATCGAGACAAGCGACTTTGAGAAAGCTCAAGTCATCCATGAATTCATCGAATTTCAAAAAGACTTTGACTGGTCTGCTGATTACGAGATGAGCGATGACATCTTTGATGCTCAGTGCGATGAAGAAGACGAGTACGAAGACGAAGAAGAAGAGTACGAAGAAGAAGAAGAGTACGAAGAGTACGAAATCGGCGAACTCTACGAAGATGAAGACGGTTTGATCTGGAAACGTGTGGCATAATTGCCATGCAGTTGTCTTTAAGGGAGTCTACGGACTCCCTTTTTTTATACATCGTAGACTTTGCCCCTAAACTCTACTTGCCCTTCAGCCCACTTGTGTACCAGTTCTGGCCACATCAACCGACCATTGTGGAATGTCAGAACAGCGAAACCAGAGCGCCAGTTGGTCGGGCTGTCTTCCAAGTAGTTCTCAAACTGTGGGCCACTAGGCTCTGCCAAAGTGCCTGTATCCACGCCAAACCTGTTGCCGTTGTAGTCGCTGAAAGGTGTCACTTTGAGGCTGTGCAAATGCCCTGTAACGACTGATACGCCAGCATTAACGGTGTTGTTATGGGTAGCATGAACGCCACCCTTCCAACGGTGTTTAACAGCCACTTGTTCGGTAGGCCAGCAAGACCAGCATGGATGCCATGTAGGGAAATGGTCTTTCAGGCTAAAACCCTTGACAAACTCATACTGAGGCGCATTGGCAGCAAGACGATTCTCAAACCTTGCATCATGGTTGCCCAATGTCCAAATCAACTGAGTGTTGCGTCTGGCTTTATTGGCAGTGTCCTCGATCTCTCCAAGGGCGATTTCACAGGCTTTTAGTTCTTGGATGACTGATGGTGTGGAATCCCATCCAATGCGGGGATAGCGGCTGATAGAAGCCCCGTCAAACACATCACCATTGGCAATGATCGCCTTGGGTTGGAACTCCTTGATTGCCCAAATTAGACCCTTGAAAGCCGTTGTGTGGATGCCAGGCCAAAAGTGGGCATCACTGAAGACAATAACCGTGCCATTCTCAATGCCCAACATCTTCCTAGCAGGATTGTCAGGAACTTTAATCAATGGCCCTTGCTTTGAACTTTCAAGAGACACGCCATGCAGTTCCTCTAGTCGCTTGCGGCGGCGTTGGGTATTCCTCAAATTAACCCCAAGCTCCTCAGCAACTTTTTTTGCCGACTTGAGTCGTTGCCAAACTTCAATGAATTCTTTGTCAGTTGTAGTGGCGTGTGGCATACGAGTCCTAAAGAGTTTGGCGTAACTTACATGAAATCAATGACTAATAGGTGAAACTTCAAGTAAGTTGCACAAATACATCAGGCTACAAGGCCATTCAAGTAGGTGGTCTTACCCGCAACCTTGGTGGCAGTCAGTTCCTGTTTCTTCAGGTTGTTAGGGTCATAAGACACATGAACCCATCCGCTGTCAGGAACGCCTTGGGTGTAAAACTCAAGAATCAACTGTGTGTACTCAAGGTTATCCATAATCCATTGAGCCAAATCAGCATTGGCAACACCAGCAATCTCGATGTCTGCGGCTTGACCTTTGCAGTGATCGCTGGTCTTAGAGCCACCAACAGCGGCATTACTCTCAGGACTGCGATAGCCAGAGTTCACGGTCACAGACTTGCCAAAGTGTTCACGCACAGGCTGAAGCACCTTCTCGCAAAGAGTCTTCAAGTTCTCAAGTGCTTGTGCATCAGGGGTATTGTCCAAACCCAATCGGGTGGCAGTGTCTGACTTTGTGAGTTCTTTGAGGGTGAAATTGGCTGATAAGTTCATTTGATGGCTTTCTGTGATTCAAGGGTTTGGTTATAAAGAGAGATGCAAGCATTCAGCTTGTTGATGGCTCGGTCACCCTCCTCTGCTATTTCAAAAAGACGCTTTCCAATCTCTTGACTAAGTTCGGCTGATGCTTCTCCTCCACTATCTCCACTGGCAACGGTGGAATCTGTGGTGGCTGATAAGGCGCAGGTCGTTTTGACAGGAAGCCGCAACCTGAGAGCGCCAGAATCAATATCAGCATTGCGCTTTTGAGTTTCAAATCTTGCTTTTTCATCTGATTTCCTTAGTGCATTGGCAGTTGTTGTTACAGCAGTGGCTAAAGCCTGTTCCTTGGCTCTGGCTTCAGTATTGAGGCGGTCAACTTCAGCTTGTTGAGCCTCTGCTTCAACATGAGTGCCGTACCAATAGCCACCGCCAAATGTTAGCAGTAGAACTACTACGCCAGACAATAGATCACGCATCGCTACTCTTTCCACGGACATAGGCTTGTGCAGCCATGAAAGCAACAACAATCGTTCCCATTGCCGCACAGTATGTAGTTGTCAAGCCACTCAGGGCGTTGACCTTCTCCAAGCTAACCCATGCAGAGGCCATAAATGCAATCAAAGCAGGGGGCGCACCAAGAGCCGCCCAAGCCATAACACGCTGTTGGTCAGCCATCTTGTCCATGTTCTCGATCATCATCATGCGTTCAGATCGAGCCAATTCAGAATCGGTAATAACACCATCGTGGTCAGCATCAAATTGGTTGTAGCTAGAGTTTTGTTCCAGTTGTTTTGTCACGTTCTTTCCTTTCAATTTCTCGTCTTAGTCGTTCAACTTTTTCGGCTTGCGCCTTCACTTCATTCTTGGCATCCAAGATGTCCAAATACAACATTCCACCCAAAGGTAGCAACAAGGCAATCAGCACACAGCAAGCAATCCAACCCATGATTTCTTCCCCTATTTCCTGATGAACAGAAACCACGCCCATATATACAGGAGGAATATTGCTGTTACTGCTAGGTACGCTTCTTTTAACAGGAACTGCCTTCTTGCTTCCCTTCGTCGCCATGATTTGTACCTCTCTTTAGCCTCCTCTTTCAGTCTGGCTTGTTCTTGCTCCTCCCTAATTACTTCACGCATCTCAAATACAGAACTGTATAAAGCACCCATCTCTTTAGGAGACTGGTAAACCATCGTTTCTCTGATGGTCACCTCAAGTTTCGCCATCTCCTGTTGAGCCATCACTCGTTTGAGGGCGGCCTCCATGAGGTTTTGATTGGGGTCGTAGACTGTTTTTGACTTTTCTTCTTCTTCTCGAATGTGAGCAGCCAGTTGTTCTTGAAGT